TGGGTTGGTGGATGGATGAGTGGCACGCGCCATACTCCATTCTCCCGCATCAAGAAACTGTGGGCGGATTTGACTCCCGACGCGGCACGCGCCAAGGGTTATATCACCGGCAACGAGAAGGTTGAACAGGTGTTTGCTGTTCTCAAGCGGACGACTGAACCTACGACCATCTATAAGAAACAGAAACTCGATCGTGATGATATTGTTGATATCACCGACTTCAACGTTGTTTCCTGGATGAAGCGTGAGATGCGCTTCATGCTTGACGAGGAAGTTGCTCGCGCGGCTTTGGTTGGGGATGGTCGTACTTTTGGTGTAGATGACGATGCTATCGATCCTTCCAAGATTCGCCCGATCTATGGTGATGAAGCGGTATTTGTTCATTACGAAACCCTAGCGGATACAGTTGTGGATTATCTCGATATCATCGACGCTATTATGTTGGCTCGTGTGAACTATAAGGGAACGGGTACACCCAATTTCTATACTACGAACGAAGTCCTGACTGGTATGCTCATGCTCAAAGACACGACCGATCGCCGGATCTACAAGTCTGTTGCTGAGTTGGCTGCAGATCTACGGGTTGCTGACATTGTCGAGGTTGAGGTTCTTGAAGGTGTTGAACGCGATACCGACGGCGAAGGTGTTATGGCCGACTTACTTGGTATCATGGTTAATCCTCGCGATTATACCTACGGTGCCGATAAGGGTGGCGAAGTCAATATGTTCGATGATTTTGACATCGACTTCAACCAACAGAAGTACTTGATCGAGACTCGGCTCTCCGGTTCACTCTTGAACCCGAAAAGCGCCCTGGTTGTTGAGCGTCTACAAGCTGTTGGTGGATAATCGTTAGGAAAATTCAAAATGGCAAAGTTTCATGGCTTTATTGGATTTGCCCAAACGGTTGAGACTGCCCCCGGAGTCTTCAAGGAGCAAATAACGGAGCGTGAATACAGTGGTGATTTTATGCGACTATCACAAAATCTAGTTCAAAGCGAACAGTTGAATCAGAACATGACGTTGAACTCTAGAATTAGCGTTGTCGTAGATCCATTTGCCTTTGCGAACTCATCCACGATTAGATATGTGAAATGGGAAGGGGTCTCTTGGAAAGTTTCAAGTATTGAACACCAGAGACCTCGTCTTATTTTAAGTTTAGGAGGTGTCTATAATGGGTAACAGATTAGCATTGCATAACATCCTTGTAGCCACGCTAGGCAACACTAATGTTTACTTTCAGCCACCTCCTAACTTTCAAATGTCTTATCCTTGTATTGTCTACAGTCGTAGCGATATAGATACTGCATTTGCAAACAATCGCCCATATAAACACGAAAAGCAGTATTCCGTTACTGTTATTGACGAAGATCCGGATAGTCTTATACCGGACAAACTTGCTGCTCTTCCTAGATGCTCTTTTGATAGGGCGTTTAAATCTGATCAGCTAAATCATGATGTTTTTACATTAATTTACTAAGGAGACTTTTATGGCTCAACTTATTACTTGGGATACCGCAGGCGAACGCTTCTACGAGACCGGTGTTGATCATGGTGTCTTGTATCCTCGTATTGCTGATGGTAGTTATCCGGTTGGTACTGCCTGGAATGGTTTGGTAAGCGTTACCGAATCTCCGGAAGGTGCCGAATCGACTCCGCTTTACGCCGACAACATTAAGTATTTGAATCTGCTTTCGGCAGAAGAATTAAAGGCCACCATCGAGGCTTATACGTATCCGGACGAATTTGGTTTGTGCGATGGCTCGGTAGATCCGGTGGTTGGTGTTTCACTTCATCAACAGGCACGACAGACCTTTGGATTGACTTATCGGACCGTTGTTGGTAACGATGTCGAATCAAACGAACTTGGTTATAAACTTCATCTTTTGTATGGCTGCACAGCTTCCCCAAGCGAAAAAGCTTACAACACGATTAATGACTCTCCTGAGGCGATTACATTCTCTTGGGAAGTTAGTACAATCGCGGAGGTTGTAACTGGTTACAAACCCACGGCGTTGATTACGATTGATTCTCGTGATGCTGATGCGACTAAACTGGCTGCATTGGAAGCGATTCTTTATGGTGAAACGGGTACTCCCGACACAGAAGGTCGCCTTCCTTTACCCGACGAAGTCATCACCCTGATGACCCCGGCGTAATATTCAAAATGGTAGTACTTGTAGGAGCTCTGCCACTCGTGGGGCTCCTACAATACATTCTTGTTAAGGAGAATTAAGATGCTAAAGAAAACAATTACTTATACCGATTATGACGATAAAGAACGAACAGAAGATTTCTATTTCAACATCAATAAAGCTGAACTTGCTGAGATGGAACTTTCTCAAACTGGGGGTCTAGTAAAAACTATTGAACGAATTACTATGGAGTCAGACAATAAGGCTCTCTGGGCGATGTTTAAATCGATCGTTCTTAAGGCTTATGGTAAAAAGTCCGATGATGGTCGTCGGTTTATCAAAAGCGAAGACCTTTCAACGGAATTTTCCCAAACAGAGGCCTTCAATGATCTTATCGTAAGTTTCTTCGAAGATCCGACTGCGGCAAGTGCTTTTATGAATGGTGTTGTATCTTCTATAGATAAAGACATTCTTAAGAAAGCAAATGACGACTCGTTTAAAACTTTGAAATGAATTAAAAGAGGCGAGAGATGTTAAAGATTACTATACCACCTCAAGAATTATTCGATGAGGTAAAACAAGAATTCATTTACACGAAGTCTGTTGAACTAGTCTTGGAACATTCTCTCGTCTCTTTATCTAGGTGGGAATCCCGGTGGAAGAAGCCGTTTTTAACGAAAGAAAACAAGACAAGAGAAGAAACAATTGATTACATTCATGCTATGACGATTACACAGAACGTTAAGAATGAGGATTATAATCACATTACACAAGACATTATCAATCAAGTAACCGACTACATAGATGATCCAATGAGTGCGACTACATTTCGTGAAGAAAAAGGATCCTCTGGTCGTGAGATTGTTACAGCAGAACTTATATTTTATTGGATGATTGCCTTCCAAATACCTTTCGAATGCCAAAAGTGGCATTTAAATAGATTACTTACTCTTATTCGACTTTGTAACGTTAAGAACCAACCAAAAAAGAAACGAAGTAGAGCAGATATTCTTAAAGAGAATAAAATGCTCAATGATACTAGAAGAGCAAAACTAAATAGCAAAGGATAGGAGGAAGTATGCGAATTAGATTCACACATAGAGGATCTTTTTCTAATACCGAAAAGTTCTTAAAGAAATTTTCAGATAAAGATTATAGATCTATGCTCTCTCGTTATGGACAAACGGGAGTTCTTGCTCTTCAAGAAAAAACACCAGTTGATAGTGGAGAAACAAGAAGTTCTTGGGAATATAAAATTGAAAAAACTTCTTACGGATATTCTCTATCATGGTATAATACAGTTATGGCTGGAACGACTCCGCTAGTTATTCTTTTACACTATGGACATGGAACGCGTGGTGGTACATATGTTCCCGGAGTAGATTTTATAAATCCAGCTATGAAACCTGTGTTGGAAGAAATTTCAAATGATATTTGGAAGGAGGTAACATCGGTATGACAAGAACTATTGATAATCGTGCCGTTCAAATGGAGTTTGATAATAAACAATTTGAACGCGGAGTCCAAGACACAATTAAGTCCGTGGATTCTTTAAAGAAAGGTCTTAATTTTGCAGATACAGCTAAAAGTTTAGATCAGGTAAACGCATCTACAAGAAAGATGGATTTCAATCCAATAGCAAGAGGTCTTGACGAAATCAAAAACCGATTTAGTATTATGGGTATTGTCGGAATTACGATTATTCAAGATATTACTAGAAAACTTTTTGGAATGGCCGAACAACTCGCCAGAACCTTTGTTATCGATCCCATTAGCACTGGTTTCTCTGAATTTGAACTTAAGATGGGTTCTATTCAGACTATTATGGCTGGTACAGGAGAGTCTCTGGAAGTTGTTAATGGTTATTTGAATGATCTAAACACGTATTCGGATAAAACTATTTATTCATTTGCGGATATGACCACTAACATCGGTAAGTTTACAAACGCTGGTGTTAAGTTACCAGTCGCTGTCGCTGCCATTCAAGGTATTGCTAATGCTGCTGCTTTATCTGGTTCGAATGCTGGTGAAGCTTCACGAGCTATGTACAACTTCGCTCAGGCAATTTCTGCGGGACATGTTAAGTTAATAGACTGGAAATCAATCGAGTTAGCAAACATGGCGACCCAAGAGTTTAAACAGCAGATTATCGATACCGCAGTGTCTCTTGGGACATTAACCGTTGCTGAAGATGGAATGTTTAAAACCACAGATGGAAAACTATTAAATGCAACAAAGAATTTTAATGATTCGCTTCAAGATCAATGGTTTACAACTGAAGTTTTAACCACAGTTTTACAAAAGTATTCTGACGGAACAACAGACATTGGTAAACGAGCAACGGCTGCGGCACAAGATGTAAAGACCTTTAGTATGATGGTTGATACTCTAAAGGAAGCCGCGCAATCTGGATGGGCTCAAACCTGGGAGTTGATTGTTGGCGATTTCGAAGAAGGCAAGAAACTCTTTACTGATCTGAATAACCTTTTCGGCAGTCTGATCGACGCCAACGCAGATTCAAGAAACGCCTTTGTAAAGGAGTGGAAAGATCTTGGTGGTCGTGCAGCTCTAGTTGACGTGATTAAAAACTCTCTTGACGGGCTATTAGCCATTATTAAACCAATAGGAGAAGCTTTCCGAGAGATCATTCCTCCCTTTACAGGGAAGAATCTTGCCGAGTTATCGGTCGCTTTAAAGATTATCAGCGAAAGATTCAAAATAGGAGCAGATTCTGCAGAGAAGCTAAAACGAGTATTTCGTGGAGTCTTTGCAATCTTCGACATTGGAAGAATGTTTGTGTTGGAATTGCTCAAGCAGTTTGTTCAATTGTTCACTTCCTATTCAGATTTGGGTCCTGTTCTTGGCGATAATGCTGCAAAGTTAGGAGATTGGTTAGTATCTCTTAGAGATTCTATAAAAGCTGGTGGTGTATTTACGACCTTCCTTAGTAGTGTTTTTAAGGGATTAAAATTCGTAATCGATGTTATTGGCGCAGTGATTCTTGGGATCGGAGCATTCTTTACGGCGATCAAGGGGGGCGACACTAGTCATTTTACAGACTTCTTTTCCACTTTAACCGAGAAGCTTAAATCTCTTGGAAAACTTGGTGTGATCGCATCAAAGTTACTAGAGGTTATAGCCAAGATTGGCGAAAAACTAGCTCCAATTATTTCTAAGATTCGTGAAAAACTTGGTGAAGCAATTAATGGCATTCTTGACAAGATGACCGAATGGCTTAATAATTTCGACATCGATAAGTTTCTCGATACCTTGAACAAAGGGTTTCTTGGTGCTGTGCTTTTGTCGATACGAGGTTTTTTAACCGAAGGAAAGAAAGTTATTGGTGGGGGACTGTTTGCTGGAATTCTTCTGTCTATTAAAGGATTCATT